TCTCGTCAAAGTCCATGTTCCACCCCGACCCCGCCTTCGGCTTGAGCGCCACCAGCGAATAGGGATCGATGAACCACAAGACTTCGCCGGGGTTGATGTTCGTGGCCGAAGGAATGTTCGAGCCGGTCGGCGACGCTGTTCCGGCGCTGATGTTCACGCCGTTCAACTGGTACGTCGGAGTAAGGAACGAGGTCAGTTGTGTCGTCCCGCCCACGCCGTCGTAGAACTTCGCCGTTGAGGTTGTTCCGAAGGCTCCGGGGTTGCCGCCGGGAAGCGTCTGCCATGCCGCGCTTGACGGAGCCAGAGGATCGGCGTGGATCTTGCAGCCGTTGAAGTCCACCGAAGGCCAACCGAAGTCCGTGCCTTCCTTGACTTCGAGTTGCAGCACAACCGCCTGCTGACGGAAGGCGAGCGCAATCGCGCCCCAGCCGTAGAAGCTCGTGAACCCGCAGAGAGCCTTCGCGCCCAGAGTGCCGAGGCGTGCGTTGGCAAGCAGGAAGTGCGAGTAGTTGATCGAGCCGGCCTGTCCCGCAAGCGATCCGCAGTAGTAGGGAGTCGAGTTGTACGCCTGCCCCACCACGCCGTTGCGGGTGATGCCGCCGGTCAGCTTGAAGTAGTTGCCGAACGGACTCGGATCGACGCCGTTGTTGAAAATTTCCTCGAAACCGTTCATGGCGAGATGGCGGTCGGTGTTGACTCCCACCGACGACGCGCCGGACACGCCGGACCCGGAGTTCCATTGGCCGTGCTGATATGCCTGCATCTCGACCATCGACTCCAAACGCTGCGTCATGCAGTAGTTGTCAATCAATTCCTGATCGGCAACCTGCGTCTCGCCGGGGGCGTTGTAGAGCTTGTATTCGGTCGGCTCGACGATCAACTGAGACACCATGAAACGGATGTCGTAGAGGGTGTCGGTGACGCGCTGTTGATTCGTCGGATTGATGGTCGCGCCAGGTTGAGTCGCTTGACCGTCCGTGTAGTTGTAGATACCCGGAGTGCGAACGCCTGTGCCTTGGAAGTCGAGATCGACAATCCCCGCCTCGCGCAAGAGCGTCATCAGCGGATAGTTCGTGCCGAACCAGTCGATGACCGTTCCCTTGCGAAGCATTTCTCGGGAAACGGCGTCTCGGACGTTATAACTCGGATCGTTTGGCAAACCCATGTTGCGTCACTCCTTCTTACGCGGCGTTCAGCCGTGTTTTGATCTCATTGCTCACGCGGTCGCGTGCCATGCGAATCTTCTCCATTGGAGACTTGCCGGACATCTCCCGCACACCCGCCGCGTCCGAAGGCTTGGGGATGTTGGGATAGTTCGACGGAACGCCAGGCCCAAGTTCCGGGTGCCCCGTGGTCACAGGATGCGCGGCCTTCCACTCTTCGAGTTTGGTAGCGGCGTAAGCGTCGAGCTTCTTCTGTTCCGCTTCGGAGGCAACAGTCCGCTCCTTCTCGCCAACCTTGTACGTGTGCTCCATGTAGTCGCGCACCGTCTTGAATCCAGCGGCCAGAGCCCGGTCGGGAATGGTGGCCGGGTCTTCCGGGACCGGCGCACCGAACACGCGCTGATAGCGGTTCACTTCGTTCATCGTCTGCCCCATCGCCGCGAATCCGCCCATGAGCTTGTCCGTCAATTCCTTCATGGGGTCTTTTGCCGGCGCAGGATCAATCTTGGGGAACGTCGGGATGTTGAGATCAGTGAAGCCCTTGCTCTTCAGCGATTCAAGGGCCGCGTCACGCGCTGCGAGAGCGGCGGTCAGAGCGGCGTTGTTCGCCGACAACTGCGCCAGATTCGTTTCGGTCAAGCCAGCTTTGGCGATATTGCCATCGATCACGCGCTGGAGGGATTCCGCATCAGCCAACTGCTTCTGAGCATCGGCGAGCTTCTGGGCTGCGCCGGATTCGGTTGCGGCAAGTGTCGTGTTCCACTTCGCCACGTTAGCGGTCTTCGCGGGGTCTACGGTGACTCCAAGATCAGCAAGAATTTCTTCGACTGTCACTTCGTCTCCTTATGCCTGCATGGGAGCCGATGGCTGCTGCGGCGCACTTGGGGCGGCCTGCGCGGACATCTGGATCGCCTGCACGATGTTTTGCACTGCGTTGTTGAGGGGTTCCTGTACAGAGGTGTTCTGGGCCGCAATCTGCTTGAGCAGCATAGCGAGCTTCCCCAAAGTCTCCTGAAGGGGATTCGCTTGAGGCGCAGCCCCAGCTCCGGGTTGCGGAGCCGGGGCTTGCGGATTGGGCATTGTCGTAGCCATTGAGGGTCAGTGACTACTTGTGGCTCTTCTTTCTCTTGCCCTTCTTGCCTTTTACCTTTTTGCCACGGCCCTTGTGCTCGCTGACGCCCTTGATGCTCATTCCCTTTTTGTGTGCCATGATCGATTCTCCTTTGGTTGAATTTCGGTCCTAAAAGCAAACAGCCCCAAAAGCTGTCTGCGCTTTTGAGGCCGTCTCCGATCTCCAAAGGAGTGGGACTGGATTCTCGATCAGTAATCTGAAAACAGACTTTATGCCGTATCCGGTTCCATGTCAAGTTTTTCTTTTTGCAGGCAAAACACTTCGTCCGTCAAATCGTCCAGTTCCGACCCCAACTTCACTCTCCCCGTTTGCTCCGTCAGAACGTTTACGACGCCGCCCTGGTTGACGTTCACGTTGACCTTGCCTGTCACTTTCCCATGGTGAATCATGCTCTGAATGTGGGCGATGGCTTCAGGGATGCGGGCCTTGTTCCTGAGCGCCACAGTCTCGCGGTAAGAGACGATCTTCTCGCGTTTGACTACTTCGATTCCAAGTTCTTTCTCAATCTCGGTGCGGGTGTCCAATGTTGCCTCCTAGCTCGTTTTGTTCACAACCCTGACCTGCCCAGACTGCGATCCCTTTGCCGAGGGCGTGTGCGGCTTCTTGCCCGTAGGCTTGCGGCCGCCGCCGGCCCCCTGGCCCGGACCGCCCTGTTCTTCCGGGGGATGGAGGCCAAGTTCCTGAGTCTTTCTTGCAACCGTGGCTTCGCTCTCGACTTTCCAAATCGCATCGGCCAATTGCTCTTCCTTCCACTTTTCGTGACGCACCTGATAGTCGGGCACGCCGATCTTCTCCATCGTCGTCTCAAGATCGACAGGCAGCTTTTGCTGCACGACGTACATCTGAAGCATTTTTTCCTGAATGTGAGTGACATTCAGAAGTTGCGCCGGAGTGTTAATCACCCTGATTCTCTCGCAGTACCACTTCGCCCGCTCCTGCCGCGAGTGGGCGCTGGCGTTGCTCTCGTCCTCGCCCGGAAGATGCGACGGCACCAACGTGTTCGGATCGTTGTCAAAGGTCTCGACCTCGACTCCCTCGGGACCGATCATTTCCATAATCATGTCCACGGTGAAATACTGCGCGATGTTGAACTTCAGCATGTTCGCGTCTTTGGAGTTCGCAATCCACTGATTCACCGCGATGCCCTTCGCCACGGGGCCAAGGTTTTCGATGATCTTGTCGAACGACTGGTCCGACATATTGCCCTTGACTTCGCGCATCGAAGCAATGTCGGTGAGCCCGAGCGCGGCCTTGATCGAGGAGCGGATCAGTTCGACTACCTTGAAGTCAACCTCCTCGATCTTCACTCCCTCCGGCAAGAGGGATTTGGTCCACTTCGTCGGATCGCCTTTGCCGCCGATTCTCACTCCCTGAGCGTGGAGCAAGTCGAGCTTGTCCATCTGCGTGCGCGAGACGCCTGTCGATACGTCGGAACCTAACGGCGGGTCTTTGCTCACTGCCGCGACGGTATTCAAATCCGAGATCCGGTCGCGCCCCGCAACTTCCAGACCGCGCACTCCGCTCACGATGGAATAACCCATTGGCGACCACACCCAATCGTTCACGTCATGCTGCGTCACCGGAATCTTCGCGTGCCAGTCCCAACCCGTGTCGTCGTAGAGCGGAATCGGGCATGACGGCGAAGTGATGACCAGCCGGAGTTGCGGATACATCCGGCAATCGGCTATTTCCGCCTTGCGGCTCTGCGGCAACCTATTCTGCGGATTAATGGTCACGATCAAGTCGCCGAGCGATGGAACCTGATAGCCCCACGTCGTTCCGTCCACGCCCATCTGCTGCATATATCCTGTGTCGTTGATTCTCAAATCATGGACGAAGTGATAGCGAACTTCCGTGTATTTATCGACCCAATCCGAATTACTCGATCCGCCAAACCTCCAGCGGTCGTAAAACTCATATCGGCGAAGCATGTTCGGCGTGACGTTGACTCCGGTTCGTGCGTACTGCGAAATCGGCGTGAGCCACTGCTGGAATCTTGGGAATCGCGCATGAGCCTCAGCAAGCCCCATCGGGAACACAATCGTCCCCGCATAAGCATCATCAAGATCGCCGTTGTGGGGAAGCTGGTCGGGAAGAAACTCTCTCGGGCCAAGCGCCTCGAACTTCATCTTCGCCGTTCCGCCGTTATGCCACGGGCGGGAGAACTTCTGCCACTTGTAGCCGCGGCCAAGCATGGCCCACTGAAGCGCCTTGCGCGTGTTCGGAACGTATAGAGAGTCCCAGAACACGAACTTGAAAATATCGTTGTAGAGCGCGACGGTTTTCTTCGCCTGATCCGCCTTCGATCCCATCGTGGCTATCTGGCGGAGGTCAGTGATGGTTTCGATGAAGGAGCGGATGTCCGGCTGGAGAAGATTCGAGGGCATATCCCGATCCTGGCCGGTGCCCATCAAAAGCTGGATGTCGTTTGTGAGATTTGCGATTCCTGGTTGCGATTGGACCCAAGCGTCTCCTTGAGCCGTGAGGTCGGCATACCAGCCAGCTATTTGATAACCCGGCGCCTCACGTGGAGGACTTTGCCAACTCAGGGTGCGCTCTGGCTCTTCGTACCTCATTGGCTCAGATTCCCTTTCACCGCGTCCTTGACGATTCGCGTTTCATCACCGCCCTGCTCGTACATCTCCGCGGCGAGCTTGGGAACAGCGCGAAGCCTTTGGCTAAGAATTCTCTCGTAAAGTGTATCCTGAGCGTCCAGCATACGCAGGTTCACGTCGCGGTTGAACTGATCCAGATGGGCGTTACGGGCAATTACCGCATCGCGCACCGCCTTGCGGAAACCGCGTTCGCGTTCGAGCTTCGATACTGCCGCGCGCTCTTCGTCCTCGATGTGCTGCCGGCGGTACTGATCCATGAACCGATCAAGGTCCGAGGCGTGCAGACATTCAATCGTTTCGTAGCGTATGCCCTGGGGAACGGTAAGAGGAGGAGCGCCGGAGATTCCGAAGGAGAGGATGCGCCCGCTGCCCAATTCACGGTACACGCAGGTTCTTTCCTTGCCCGTTAGTTGAACGTTCTGCGTCACTGAAGATTACTTTACATCAGAACTGCTTGGCTGCACCATTCATCTTCGAGCGCGGCCTTAACTTTCTTCGTCAGCGGCCATCTGGATTGGATACGCGAGGCGGAATTTTCTAATTCATGAAAAGTTGACCACCCCATCGCCGAAGCGAAGATATTATCGTCGTGCGCTCCTGTTGAGTGGATCATTTCGCTGCGCCCTTCGGTGCCGGTGTATTTCCGCACGAACGATGC